CTACTCATACTTTGAGTTGAGTGACTTCATCCCTGAAATCCAGAAAATTTTTTACGAGATTGGACTGTGCGGTGTTGTTTCATTCAACACAGAGTATGCCCAGCTGTGCATCACAGATGTGGATGACGGAACAGTCATTGTCATCACAAGCCCAATGGCTGAAGCAAACCTCAAAGGTGCTCACCCCATACAAAATTTGGGCGCCGTACTTTCGTATCAACGGAGGTACCTCTGGATGGCGGCCATGGAGATCGTAGAGCATGACATCATTGACTCTGCGCCAGCTGCTGAGCCTAAACCTGAGCCTAAACCAGAGCCAGTTAAGAAGACACCAGTTCCTTTGAAGATGGAAGGCCGTGATGAGAAGTCTTGGCATCTCACAGTCGAGAAGGAGCCCGGAGAATCATCAGAATCTTGGGTCACAGCAGTAGTAGACATCACCAATATGGGTCTCAAAGAGACTCACAATGAAGCTGAAGTCATGAAGCTGTTTACCAACAACAGAATTATCTTTGATCGTCTGAAGTTAGAAGACGTTGATAGATATACCGCGCTCATGGGCGCATTCAAAACCCGTAAAGAAGAACTGAAAGGATAATCATGGCCACGAAATACCCAAACTCAGGAATGCTCGGTAAAGCTAAGCAACCTAAGATCAACCCCAACTCCCCCGACTACACCGGAAGTATTGATGTTGACATCTCTCTCATCAAAGAGATGTTGGAAGATGCCCGTGAAGAGGGCGCCGACTCCATCAACATGAAGATTGGTGCTTGGATTAAAGAAGGACAGTTCGGTAAGTTCTTCAGCATCAAGGTGAACAACTACAAGAAGCCTGCTGCTCAACAGCGTGCAACTCCTGTTAATGACGACGACATTCCCTTTTGATGAAAACAAGCAACTTTGAAGGCGTCAAGGTAGCCTTAAAGCAAGACAAGACTGGGTTTGTATTGACTCTATCAATACACCCAGATGACTTGCCTGAAGAGATCTTGCGTGACTTTGTTGGTGCTAGATACCAAGTAGTTATGGTCAGACTTAATAACGAAGAGCGTCCAATGAACAGAGAGCAAGAGTACTCTGGTGACGGCGTTCGAACAGCTGGGATGCTATGCAGAGATCCTCAGTTCCAAAAGTTCCTCTACGACGGTGGCCATATCTTCATCGCTAATGAGGAAGAGGCAACCATTTGGATTAAAGAATATTTGGATATTCAATCCCGATCAGAAATTAAAGAAAGCCAACGTGCTCAAGAAATGCTACGTGGCGTACAACAGGAGTTTTCAGCATGGAAGATAACCGCTTAGTTCCCTACTCAGTTCATCTGAAGAAGGACATCTACGACAAACTAAAACTGGCTGCTGGTCAGCGCAAAGCCTCTGCCCTCGTGCGTGATGCCATCACCATGATTGTTGAAGGCGATGACGCATTTAATGCAGGCTACAACAAAGGTGTTCGTGATTCTATTTTAGAAATTTACGAAGATGACATTGCTTCAAGAATTCATTTCGACGACGAAGTTATATCCGTTAGACTTGTTGAAAGACTTGAGGTAATGATTGTTAACCAAAACGTAAAGGCGAAATCTAATGCCAAGAAAAAAACCTGAAGGGGTAAAGAGTCTGGTCAAGTTAGAGCCTGTATCTCTTGAACAGATAACGATGCTTGACTTCTTCGCAGCGTTTGTCCTTATGGGCTTATCCGGCGGAGAAGACATGCAGCACAACGCTCAAGTGGCTTACGATCAAGCCGAAGAAATGATGTTAGAAAGGATGGAAAGATGAGTGAAGTATTTGGTGGGAAAATGGTCTTCCCAATACACGACACTGGCCACGGCGCTCCCTTTGATGAGGGCATGTCTCTGCGCGATTACTTTGCTGCTAAGGCAATGGAATCACTTGTGTCAAGATTTCTTGATAAAGATCTGGATTTACTTGACCCTCATGGGTGGATGGAAGGCTTGGCTATGGATTCTTATTCTATGGCTGATGCCATGATGAAACATAGGGACTCCGGTGAATAACAAACTCACCGCCAAGCACAGGCTTCACATAGGCAGAGTCAAGGAACTACCTTGCTCTGTCTGTGATGAGCCCGGTCCATCGGACGCACACCACGTTAAACAGAATCAGCAGTACACAGTGGTAGCCCTGTGCAAATCATGCCACCAAGGTCCTCTCATGGGCTGGCATGGGCAGAAAAGAATGTGGGCTATCAAGAAGATGGATGAGTTAGACGCTCTAGCTGTAACGATAGAGCGCCTAATCGACGCGCAGAATTAATTAAATATTTCTACTTAAATGATTTGCGCATGTCTTCAGCTTGCTTGGCCATCATAGAGATCAACTCTTTCATCTGACCAATCTGCTCACGCTTGGTATCACCGTCCATATTGGGATCCATGGTAACAAGTGTGATCTGTTTGCGCACGTTAGCCATCTGTTTAGATGTATTGGTATAGATCTTCTGAAGGGCAAGCTTGTCACCCTTCTCTTCCATGATCTGCTGAACCTTATCCATCTGACCAATCTCAGAGTAATGACGCATGTCCGCAAATGCTTGCTGGATCTGCTTATTGTTCTCGTAGAAAGATGTGGTGTACTGCGACTGCTCAGCAGGCAAAGTCTTAACAAATCCAAGGCTTGCCTTATCCATCCACTTGGTGCTTGGATACTCACCATCTTTAAACGGCATGACGGCGTACATAGAAACACTAGCAGCTGTACCGCCAAGCCATCCAAAGTATCCTTTAATCGCATAGTCCATTTGAACAGGACTCATCTCACTCTTTTCTGGCAGGGCAGCGTTCACAACCGGCAATAACATCTTAGCCAGAGGACTTGTATTTTCCGTCATACGCTCAGCCTTAGACAAAGCTTCCATGCCGGCAGTCTCAATTGGCGCACCAGTGAAACTGTCTTTGTTTGCATAGATGTCAAGGATAGGCTTGAACATTTGTGGCGTTGGATTCATAGCAAAGGTATCCCACACCATGCGGTTTACAGCACTAGTGAATTGTTTACCCTCAGCGTTGGCATCAAAGATCTGCTCTGCTGTACGCTCGGCAATAGTTCCCAGAGCACCAATTTCAAACGGCTTAGGAATACGCAAAGCCGCTTCCATGCCGGGCAAACGGATCCACCAGAAGTTATCCCGATCCCAGTCATCACGTTTCTGGAATTCATCGTCATCCTTGAAAGCGCCGTACAGGGCGAGAGAAGCTAAGCAAACAGCGCCAGCCACAATTCCAAACGCTTCGGCTTTCTTCTTGTCGTCCAGATCTAACTCTTTACCAGTGAGCGAGTTGTATAAAACACGGCCAGTAGGAACAACACCATCACGGCCAAGCTTGTACAAACCTTGGATACGAGCGTTCATAAACGGCACAACTTGTGTGAGGTAACGGAACGCACCCCACGAACCCTGCATAGAAAAGTCCATTAAGTCACGAGCTTGGTACGAAGCCTCAAGGTGAGACATGCCTTGCTCGCGCAACTGGTTATACAAAGCCATTCGGTTAGCAGCCTCAGACTTATTGCCTAGGTCTTCGTATGCAGACCACAACTTAGACAGACCAGCTTTGATCTTGTCTGGTGTATCCAGAATATCGGACTCGTTAACACCCTTTGCAATTAATCTTTTAATCAACTTGGACTGGTTGCCCTCGTAGGCCGTACCAAAGTTAAAGATTGCACCGCCGGCAAGAGCTGAGATGTGTGCAGGGTTGTCCTTGTCTGTAGCAATCCAGCCTTCAATCACGTTGGCAAAAGGATTCTTCTTCAAATTAGACACAGCCATAGACTGCACAGAATCTCGGAACAAGTTGTTGACTTTGAACGCAGGAGACATCGTGACGCCGTACTGCAAGATGTTCTTAAAGTTACGAGACACGTCAAGGAACTTGGACTTAGGACCTAAGTAACCTATGGAAGAAATAGACTCTAACAACAAAGGATCTTTGATGGTGAAGTAAGCCTTCTTGCCGTCGATCTTGACTTCCACTGTATCTGGTCCGGGCTCGGGGGCAGCCTCGACAGCACCCAGTTTTGCGGCATCAGTAATGGTGGTAACAGCTGCTTGATTCTTCATCGACGCAGACAGAATGTGACTCCAGTTACGAAGAGTATTCTCCATCAAGTCAGCGAATGGACGCTCACCGCCACCCTTCAAAGCTTTGGAAAAATTCTGACGAGTCAAGCCGGCAGGAGTCTGTCCACCCTTAGCTCCACCCTCTTCTAACTGGCGATAGAAAGGAATGTAGAACATATCAGCTGCAAAGTTATCGTAGCTAAACTTGTCAATGAAACCTTGATCCAAAGCCACATTAAGAACTGATTTGTTCAGAGCACTCATGTCTCTAAGCACAGAAGCATAGACCTCAGCGCGTGGCTTGCCGTTGATAGTTCCTTGGACTAGCTGATTGCGGTTAGCCACCAGATAATCCATGTCATCGCTACGTGAACGTTTCTCTTCCGGCAAACGAGCCTCTCGGTTTAATGCTACCCACATCTGGTAACGATCCACTTCGTTGCCCAGTGGCTTCATAGATTCAATCAAGCCCTTGGTGTTTGGTTTAATATTTAATGCACCACCGTCGTTAAAAACGTGACCATGGAACATGATGCCTTCAATGGCACCGTCCGTAGTCTTAGACAAACGCGCTTGCATATAGCCAATAGGCGAGTAGTCTTTTATCGTTCGGTACTGGTCAGCAATACCTTGAGCTAGACGCTGGAAGAAACGATCTTGCAAGTCAGAGATCTTTTCAACAATCGTTCTAGTCTGTGGCTTGAATATGTTATTAGCTGCTGCCGTAAAGTCTGGGTTTACACCCTGCATAGTTTCAGCAGTCAGAGGCTTGTTCTTTTGCAGGGCAGTAGAGACCTTCTGTTTAACTTCAGCAACAGACTTTGGCATCTCCATCTGGTCTGTCATTTGAGAATAATCAACGTCACCCTTATCAGACTTAATACCTTTAGGCTGTTTAGTCTGAGCCAGCTTGTCAACCAAGTTCATCACTTCGGTCAAAGCGTTGGTGTCTTTAATGCCAAGCAGCTCTGCAACCATACGAGTAAACGCTGTCCATGCACTACGACGACCGCCATAAGAGATCTGCATCAACTCATACTGGAACGCTGGATTAGTCATGGCCTCAGCAGTGAACTCACGCTCGTTTGTAAGGCCGTAGAAGTCTTTACCTTGGCGGCGCAGTTCTTTCTTAACATGCTTGTACAGCTTCTCAATCTGCTCGGCAATAGGCTTTTGACGTTCTGTAGGGTAGCGTTGTGCCTTAGAGATCAAGCCGTGCAGTGTCTCGTGGGCATTGGTGTGCTCATCACCAGCATAAGCTTTGGCCATCTGAATGGAGTCATCAGCGTAACGGTACACACCAGCCACGCCAGCACCAACATTACCGGGCTTCTTAAGTTTAATTTTTGAAGCAACGCCTAAACCCAACTGACCAATTCTTCGGATAGCTGGGTTTGTACTCTTAGAAAGAACTTCAGCCAATTTAGCAAAGTTGCCTTGCTCATTAGCAGCACGCACCTCTAAATTGTTTGATGCAATTGGCATTCTCGCTTTAAATTCTTCAAGCGTCTTAGGCATCTCATTTGTAGTAGTAGGCGGTTCTACTTCTGGAGCAGGTGGTGGCTCTACAGGAGGACGCTCTACAACAGGAGGTTTACCTGTAGTGCCGGGAGCAGGAGGCTCTTGCTCTGCGTACACCTGAGTAGCAGGCTTGGTCACAGGTGGAATGACTGGGCCTTCAGGCGTTGGTGTCAACGTAGCACTGACAGGCAAAGTGCGATCACCACGAGGCTTACCAGTCTCGGCAGAGAGAAACCAAGGCTCACCGTTACCTTTGTAGTTCAATGGCAATGGCTGGCCGGCTTTCTGTTCGGCGGCAATAGCGGCTTCTACATCTTCACGAGTAACGATACCTGCCTCAAAGTCCTTAACCAGACGCATAGATGCAGGCGTATTAGTACGTCGAGCAATCTCAATATATGCGTTAACTGGATCAATAACAACTGGAGACTCAGGCTTGTTGATAGCTGTCTCAGGGAGATTCTTAGTGAACTTAACTGGAACGTCTAAAGATTGAATAGCAAACTTACCCTCTGCTGTCGGGTGAGGAATGATAGTCAAGCTATTAGGATCTCCACCTTGGTTCTCAAGCATGTTACGCATAACCAACAAACGGTTCTTCGCAGCACGCTCTTCAAGCGGACGGTTATCCACAATCTTAGGAACTGGTGTCTCTTCTGCTACTTGTGTAGTAGGCTGAACGCCGGGAGTCTTAGATGACTCACCAGTAGGTAAGCCAGCCTCTAAACGTAGACGGTCAATCTCAGCCTGCTTTGCTTCCAACTCTGCACGAGGTGTAGCTTGAGGCATCTGCTCATTAAGACTAGGCTGTGTCGTAGGAGGGGCAGCGGCGCGAGCAGCCTTCTCTTGTGGTGACTCAGGCAGTGCAGTAGAAAGAGCTTGCGACTCAGCATCAATCTTTTGCTGAAGCATATTAATACGCTGACGGTTAGCTTCCTCAGATGTCAACATCTCAGGAGTAGCCACCTCTGGACGATTAACGCCAGTAATAGTTTCAACTTGTTGCTGTAATGCAGGCTGAACAGGTGGCTGCTCAACTGGAGGAGGAGTAACTTCAGGAGCCGCACGACCACGAGCTAAGCCTGCAGCTCCGCCCATACCAACGGCGCCAAGGGTAGCCATAGCAGCTGTCTCACCCAAACCCTCAGTCAGACTCTGCTCAGGTTTAACCTGTTGCATAGCTAAGTTCTGAGCCAGCTTACCGCCTACCTCTTCAGGGATCTCACCAACTGTTTCACCAGCGGCAGTTCCTAGTGCAGTTCTTAATCGTCCTTCTGGAATAAAG